TACTCGGAATACCTCTACACCTACTGCCAAATCGGTCGAATCATCAAGAGGAACCACGCAACGGTCATGCACAACCTCGAAATCCTTGCCAAAAACATGAGGGCAAGGCCCGACATTAAATTTCTTCGTACACAAGTTTTGAACAGGACACGGGATTTTTTGCAACATTAGAAAGAACCCCTTCCATCTTTGCGTGAGTGAACGCAGAGAGCATCGTCCTTGACCTGTATCGAAGCGGAGAAATCCGCAAGGCTTGCCTCACCATTACGGGGGGCAATCCGCTTTGGAAGGACCTCGAGCAAGAGGTCGTCCTGATTCTGCTCGAAAAAGACCCCGACAAGATTACCAAGATGCAGGTGCAGGGTTACCTGCGTTTCTACATCGTCCGTTTGATAATGAACCTGTACCGGGGCAACAACAACCAATTTGCCAAGAAGTACCGCCACCACGACGAGCGGGTCGAGGTGGATCCCGAAACCCAAGAACTAAGCAAGGACTACGACTCCCTGCTCGACGACCTTTGGGCCATCGCCCAGCAAGAGATGGACTCTTGGGCCAAGGATGGGGCCTTCCCGTACGACAAAGAACTGCTGAACCTGCTCATGCAGACCGGGAATATGAAGGCGATGTCCCGGGAAACGGGCATCCCGTACCGGAGCATCATCTACTCCATCGAACAGGCCAAGGCCAAAATCAAAACCGCAATCGAGTCCAATGGATATACTGGTCTATCCCATCCTGATTAGTGCGCTTGCGACCCTTGCGGTCGTGGAGTTCCGGGTCCTGCCCGGGTGGTTCTACGCTCTGCCATTCGCCAAGCGGAAACCGTTTTCGTGTATGACCTGCTTCGGGTTTTGGATGGGAGTAGCCCTGACTCTGCCGACCTGCCAATGGTACTTGGCTCCTATCCTTGGCCTCGCATCTTCAGCCACCGCAATCCTACTCCGAGAATGGACCTTCAAATGACCAACGACCAATTCATCGTGGCCCAAAAGCATCGCAAGTACTGGGACCAATATGTGGCATCCCTAACCATGCGACTGCCACCCGATGCGGTTGGTGAACTGCAAGCCATCCTGACCGCTCACGGCCGACCTCCCACGAATTGGTGGTGTGCTGACTGCGTAAAATCAGCCCTCCAATACATTTACCTTCAAGCGGACTTGTTCCTCGAAGTCAACCAAAACACCATAACCCACTCCCTGAATGCCCCTGCCAATCCCGAACAATAACGAGTCAAGAGAAGGCTTCATCGGTCGCTGCATGAGCAATAACCAAACCAATGCAGAGTTCCCTGATACGGCTCAACGGCTTGCGGTTTGTGGCTCAACTTGGGAGAATCACAAAAGGCAGCAATTCGAGTCTTATTCGGATTACGGCCAAGAGATTCGGTCGAATGCCAAGCGAGGGATAGAACTCAACGAACGCAACGGGAACAAGTGTGCGACGCAGACGGGCAAAGTTCGTGCAGCAACTTTGTCCAAGGGCGAACCCATCTCGGTCGAAACCATCAAGCGGATGCACTCCTACCTGTCCCGTGCTGAAACCTACTACGACAACGCAGACGACACCTCGGACTGCGGTTACATCTCATATCTCCTGTGGGGTGGCAAGTCTGCTCTCTCATGGTCAAGAAATAAACTGCGAGAACTTGGCGAACTCGAAGGCGAAGGATGACGAGGCCCAAGTGCAGGCTCGGATGGACTCGCTCATGATGGTGATAACGACCCTGTGCGACTGCATCGGAGCGGTGGACGATTCTAACTCACCAAATGCATTTGCGGTCAAGATGAAGATAGTGGACAAGATTGACGAACTCATAGACAAAATCGAATACTGATGCAACGAGGCAGGCCAAAAGCATTTGAAACCCCCGAAGAACTTTGGGCGATTTTTGAGCAATACTGCACGGAAACCAAGTCCAAGCCCATTATCGTTAAGGATTGGGTTGGACCCAAGGCCATGGAAGTGTTGAGGGAAAAGGAATGCCCATTGACCTTTGACGGCTTTACGCTTTACATTTGGAAGTCAGGGGTTGCCAAGGGAGTTGACCAATACTTTACGAATCCTGACAACAGGTACGAAAATTTTGTGGAGGTCTGTTCACGCATAAAGCAGGCCATAAGGGAGGACCAAATCCGAGGGGGCATGGCTGGCATCTACAACCCGTCCATCACTCAACGCCTCAACAACCTTGTGGAACGCCAAGAGAACACGGTCCACATCGAGCAGCCCCTATTCCCCGACAATGGCTGATTCTATCGTTGAGGGAGTCATTGACCAATTCAGGACAAGAGCCGAGCAGGGCAAAGCCAAGTACGGGACTACCATGGATCGCAACGACCTGACCCCTATGCAATGGATTCAGCACTTACAGGAGGAACTGATGGATGCGGTGGTGTACCTCGAAAAGATTAAGCGAATAAATGGACTTTAGATTAACTACGGCCATCAAAAAGATTAGGCGGATGCAAGCCCGGAAGAAGGTTATTCAGGGCGGGACATCTGCCGGAGGTTAACCCCCGCTCGGCAACGGGTGGGGGTAGGAAAAACGCTCGCCATCCTTGCGGTTCTAATCGACATCGCAGCAAAGAAAAAGACCGAGATTTCGGTAGTTTCCGAATCCATACCCCACCTACGGAGGGGTGCAATCAAAGACTTTGCCAAGGTCATGCAATGGACGGGCCGATGGGTCGCAGACCGATGGAACAAGACCCTCCTGACTTACAACTTCGCTAACGGCTCGGTCATCGAGTTCTTTTCGGCTGATTCCGAGGCAAGGCTCCGAGGCGCAAGGAGGCAGGTCGTCTACATCAACGAGGCGAACAACATCGACTTTGAATCCTACTACCAGTTAGCCATTCGTACCAGCGAGGCCATCTACATCGACTTCAACCCGACCCACGAATTTTGGGCGCATACCGAGGTCCTGCCCGAACAGGATGCAGAACTGATAATCCTTACCTACAACGACAACGAGGCCCTGCCTGATACCATCAAGAGGGACATCGAACTAAACCGCACCAAAGCCGAAACATCTGCCTATTGGGCGAACTGGTGGAAGGTCTACGGCCTCGGTCAGGTCGGGACGCTTCAGGGTGCGATATACGAGGACTTCGAGGTGGTGGAGGGTATAGATGTCAGCCGAGCGAAATTCGTCGCCCTTGGGCTTGACTGGGGCTTTAGCAACGACCCTACGGCCTTGGTCGCCATCTACCGCCAAGGGGACTGCTTGCTTATCCAAGAACTGCTCTACTCAACGGGCCTCACGAACCAAGACATCGCAGACAAGTTGCGGATGCTGGGCATCACAAGGGCTTGGGAAATCGTTGCGGATTCAGCCGAACCCAAGAGCATCGAGGAAATCTACCGACTTGGCTTTAACATCAAGCCAGCGGAGAAAGGTCCCGACTCGGTCAGGAACGGGATAGACATTCTCAAAAGGTTCAAATTACAGGTAACCAAGGACTCGACCAACCTCATCAAAGAATTAAGGTCCTACACTTGGGCAACCGACAAAGAAGGCAAGAACACAGGGGTCCCGATTGACTCTTTCAACCACGCCTGCGATGCGATGCGGTATGTGGCCCTTAACAAATTGAGGGTAAGCAACTCAGGGAAGTATGTTGTTGTTTAACTTTGCGGTACTAAACCTCAAAACCATGAACCTAAAGCACATCAAAGACGTAATCCTCGAAAACCTACGAGATATCAAACGAGCAATAGAGTTCCTCGTTATGCTTACAACTGTGCTAACCAGTGCGACGGTCACTACGGCTATTGCCTGCATTATTGGCTACAAAGTGGCTCTTTTATTTTGTGGGTTACTTGGTATCGCAATATGAACCCCGAACGCATCCTTGATCTGCTAATCGAAATAGGCAAGACGGTTGCAGCCGTTTTCTTCATCATCACCCTTCTAACCCTCCTTTGGACCATATGAAAGTCGTTCATTACTACCACATCTACTGCGGAGGGAACTGGCAGTTAATTCTGAACCAGCATATGATGGCGGTCTGCAACTACGGTCTCATCAATGTCTTGGACGAAATCCGTGTAGGCATCGTCGGTCCACCCGAACAACGCAAAGCGGTCAAGGAGGTGCTGGAGAACTCGATGGTTGCCGATAAGGTCAAAGTCGTAGTAACCCGAACCAACGCTTGGGAGCAGGCAACCCTTACCGAAATGTACAGGGCAAGTCAGGAAGAGGAAGCCGTCTACCTATACGCCCATACGAAGGGGGCTGCGAATCCATCCTTGACCACCCAACTATGGGGCAGGTCCATGCTATTCTTCAACGTGGTGGCTTGGGAGCGCTGCCTGCAACTGCTCGAAGGGGTGGATGCGGTGGGATGTCATTGGATTACCAAGGAGCAATTCCCCCACATGGCTGATCACAACAACCCCGAAGGCTATCCGTACTTCGGTGGCAACTTTTGGTGGGCCAAGTCCGAGCATATCAAGCAACTTGGAGAACCTGCAAGGGACCATCGATTCCAAGCCGAGCATTGGATAGGAAAGAAACCCGATACCAAGGTCTTTGATTCCAACCCCGGCTGGCCTTCGCCTGAAAAATTCGTTGTAACTTTTTGAGCATGAAACTACTCGCCAACATCGCATACCACCACAACCCCGAAAGGCTGCCAAACCTCATCCGGGTCATTGAGGCCATTAAGTCCTACCCGGTACAAGCCGACATCTTCGTGGACACCAACGACCCTGAAGTAGTGGGGCTGCTTGCGGACCAACCTGTAACGGTTCATGCTCACACGCAACTCTCACACCCTTGGATGCTGACTGCGGTCCATCGGACTCGCATCAAGGAAACCTACAAGTACTTTGACTGGGTGGCTTATTTTGAGGACGACATGATGCTACCCAAGGAAGGCTTTGTAAACTTCACGGAGCGGTTCGATTCGATGTTTGCTGATGGCCTGTACCCGTCCTTTACCCGCATTGAAACCTACGACGACAAGGAAGGCGAATGCACTCCCGACGTGAACGAGGTCCTGCCCAGTTCGGTGTGGTGTCAGTACAACGGCAAGGACTACGTGAGCCTGCCCTTCTTCATCAACTACCACGCATTTTGGATGTTCAGCACCAAGAGGCTCAAGGAGGTGCTAACCCGTAACCCCGAAGAACTTGACAAAATCCCCGACAACGGTCTATTCAGGGAGAGCCTTGCTTCCTTCCCGATTTGGTCTTTAAATCTAAAACCGATGCTGGAGTTCACGGAGCAGGGCGAACTTGCGGACCATTGCAAGGTGTTTCACCTAACGAACAATTACAAGCACGGAAGCACCAACATTAAAACCCTGTTTAAGCGATGAAACACGACAACATCTTTGGCTGGTCAAACATGGAAAATCAAGGTCAACTGCTTCAGTTAATTCTTGACGAAATGCCTCCCCAAGAAAAATACCACATGGCTGAAATCGGGGTCTACCTCGGTCGTGGCACGGCCATCTTTGACGAGGTTTTTGTAAGCAGTGGGCTTGATTACAAGTTGGTAGCCATTGACCACTTTGAAGGCTCGCCTGAACACAAGGCGAGCAATTCAATCCCATT